ACCAAATTTTACAGCTGATTTAGGAGGCATGAAATATAATGCAGAGTTTGTAGGGTCTGAGTAATATCTTCTAGCTTGATCTCTAATATCTTCTATACTGCTTATAGGACCAGTGAATGATTCTTCGTCAACTTCCTCTTCTTCACCACCCATAAAGAACGGCGCTGCAATTGAAGCTGCACCTAAACCTGTAAGAGCTGCTCTACCTGGACTAAATTTACCATCTTTAAAAAGTAGACCACTTAAAATACCATCTTTTCCACTTACGTTACTTGCACCCGGTAAAAATAAATTTTTAAGATTAGCAAAACGAGCTAGCCCTGAAGGACCCGCTCTTGAAAATATACCTTGACCACCTAAAAATTTAGCACCACCTAGACCATATAATGCAGCTCCTGCTAGAGCCATCTTACCTAATGGTGATTTAACAACTTTTTTAATTGGTTTAGTTATCTTTTTAACTAATTTACCTAAGAAATATCCTTGTCTCTGGTCTTCGAGACCCATGATGCCACCCATATTACGCATTTGTCTTTCCATATTCATTCTTGAAATTGCCATAATCTTACCTTTTTATTGTCTTTTTCTCCTATAATCAATCATAAATATCTACAAGATCTGCTAGTCCACCCATCATAAAATCCATTCTTCTATTTGTACCATCGATAAAACCACCATCTTTTTCTCCACCACCTGGATCAAATGGGTCATTGTAAGAGCCATCCGATTGTACACCAGACTCACCAGTAGCATAAGAACCCCCACTACCACCTGTGTCTTCTCTATATGCTCTATCTACTCTAGCTTGATCTGCTTGTCTTTGACGCTCTTGTTCTTGTCTAAATTGATTTTCTTTAGCAGCTTTTGCTTCCATTCTATTTCTAGCTTCTATTGCTCTTCTATTCATTTCTTGTTGCTGTATTTGTTTTTGTCTAAAACTATATTTTGTTCTCATCATCTTAGTCATTTTATTTGCATAATCTACAGCTTCTTCATCATCACCTTCATACATTCCTGTTGCAGGATTAAAGGACACTCCATATTTTTCAGATAGTCTACCACTTAGACTATCACCGAGACTACTAAAATCATCTCTAACTTTTTCTGCATAGTTACCAAGTGCAGATCTAGTATTCACACCAAAAGGATCTACATATCCGCCTCCAGTGTTTTCACCAAATACTGTTGGACCTCTGTAACCCATGTTTTGTTCTATGAATTGTCTATCTAATTCAGGTAATGTATCAAACTTATCCATCGCTCCAAGAACCATACTAATAGGTCCAAAGCCACCAATCTTATCCTTTAAACTAGATAAACCTTGACCAAAATTTTGAAACCCTTGTTGTATTTTACCTGCTCTTGTTAACTCTAAAGGAATGTCTGTATCTGATCCAATGTATTCACCTAAATCAGGACCAGTTAATTGTTGTTGCCTAAAACTAGGAAGACCAAAAAAATCTGATTGTAGTTTTTGATCGTATGTCATATCAATTAAAGGAGTTGCAGTTCTAGCTGCTTGAGCATCAAAACCAGTTGTTGCAAAATTTTTATAATTTATATCACCAGCTTGTAATGCTCCACCTCCGCCACCTCCTGCTTGATAGATAGCTGGCAGACCTGCAGCTGCAGGATCATCTGGTGCAGTGGGTGTGCTCATATTAAAAGGAGCCGCTCTGTATCTCTCTTGCGGTATAAAAAAATTACCTGCAGAGTATATAGCTTGATCTCCTAAATTATAAAAACTTGGTGGCACTATTCTTCCTTATCTTCGTCCGACGCTGCCCCTAATGGTGGCATTGCCGCAACTTTTACTTTTAATGATCTTGTTACGTGTTCTCTCTGTGTAGCAGTATTTGGATTTGCAATATCATCCTCTGCTTCTTGATCAGAGTTATACTCGTAATTGGTTTCTTTATTTCTTAATACTACTTCTGTCTCACACTTTACAACCGGTACTTTCTTACCGTTTATATATGTGTATGCGACTTCTCCTTCTTCTATAAACATATTAATCCCTATTTATTTCCAGCAGAGAAACTACCATATGTAGTCTGCCTGCAGTTGTTGCTTGTGCTTTTAATATCTCACTCTCTTGTAATATAATTGGCTGTGTTATCAACTCTGTAGTTGCATTAGATCCAATTGTTTTTGTTTTAAAAAGAGAAAATACTGCTGAACTTGCATCTGTTAAAGTTACAGTAATACTATCTCCACTACCTGAATCGTCAGATACCAAAATACTTTTTACAATTGCTCTAGAATTACTAGGCGATGTATATACAGTTGTGTTATCTGTATTTGTAAAATCTACTTTTGCGTTTCTGTAAATATTAGCCACTTAAAAACCAAGAGAATCTCTCTTGCTCCTGTTCTTGTTCTTCTGTAAACGTTGAGTTTAGCTGCTCTACAATCAACGCAATAGCTCTGTTAATTTGTTTTTGGTTAGATATATCATATTCTTCTTTTGGTTCCGGTAATCTAATTACTATTTTAGCCATTATCTTCTACCATCCGGTTGTACATCTAACCTAAATGTGCCAAATCTCCACGACTCAGATACAGCATCATTTTCTATTTTTATATTTACAAATCTTCCACGTGCTCGTGTATCCTTTTTATCAGTACTTGCAGTAATTGTAAATGGACTCAAAGAGGTTGTAGTTTGTGAATCTGAAGGGTATCGTTTAATAGCTAGTGTAACTTTTGCATTACCCGCTAAATCTTTAAAATCAGGTAAAAATCTTCTTACAGCTAAGAAAACATCTCCTGCTACAGAATATGCCTGGCCCCTCATTCTTTGTTGTAGATCATAATCGTATGACTGTATAAATGATGTGACTGTTGTTGTAGATCCATCAGGGTTAACTTGATCTGTTCCTACTTCATGTTCAAACAAAGTAGTTTGCCCGAGCCCTGATTCCCCAACAATGACTGGAAATGTGCCTGATGCACTGTCATCAAACTTAGTTGCAAAAGGTGTTGGATATACAGTTGCATCAATCCATGTAGTTCTAGCCTCTGTCCCTATGTACCAAACCTGCCCTGTTCTAGCATTACTTTCACCATAATTATATACAACATATTGGTCGTTGTATTCTGAATTAGAAGATGGGTAGTACCAAGTTACTTCTGTAAACTGATTATTTAATCCTGCATATACTTGTTGTCCTTTAGTAGTATCAGCCTGGTCATATACATAATCTTGAACTGAACATGGTATAGATTTAACAGTACCATCAAATGCAAAGAAACCATTAGGTGACATCCAATACGCAACACCATCTATTTCGACAGCTGCATTTTTACCTATCAAACCACAGTTAGTACCTACTTGTTCAAAACCAAATACAAAATCTCCACCAACAAATTTCATAGTGTATAATGCATTGTCTGTCCAAACTAGAATTGATTCTTTTGCTTTTAATGCACCCATAATTTTAGTGCCATCTTGAAGTCTTTGTGAACCAGCGGTATTAATCGCTGTAATAGTGTATGCGTTTATATCTTCTTGTTCAGAAAATCTTATAAACATATCATCTTGTGTTGATGTTGTTCCAATAGTTGTTTCAGTTCCAAGATGTATTAAGTGACGTGTTGTAGGTGATACTAGTGTTACCCTTGTTGCAGTAGGATTGTTAGATGTGGAAAAACCAGATGTAGATGTAGAAGCTCTTACTGTTAAAGGATTTGTAGCACCTGCGTTCCATGTAAATGTTTTACCATTTGCAATTGTTGCAATTAATACTTCTCCAAAATTACTTAATGACCATAGTCCTGGTTCTAGTGTTACATCGTTTGCTGAGGATGCTTCGCCCCAGTTCCCTGCTCCCCAAGTATCTGTACCCCAACCATAACCATATGATTGTGCGGCAGGACCCACTGGCTCGTAAGGAATTAATTCTATACTACCACCTGTAGATACAGTAGCTGATGCATTAGAACTTTGTGTAATTGTAAATACAGAACTTGATGTAACAGAGGTTACTTGAAAATTTTTATCTTCAAAATCAGATGCAGAATATCCTGTACCACCTGGTAGTGTTACATTGTTAAATTGTACAATGTCACCTGCTACTAATCCATGACTAGCTTTAGTTATAGAACAAATAGCAGAGCCAGATGTAGTTGCAATTGTTGCACCAGTCAAAGCTGCTTTTACAGGTGTAATGTCATAAAGCTGACCTTCAAAGTATAATAATAAAAACTTGTCTGTACCTATGGCAACATAACGGTTACCATCAAGATCAACAAACGCGAACTGTCTACGTGCTACACCTACGATAGTATCTGTAACAAGTGATGACCAACCACCAACTTTTTCTGGTAATAGATATCTGAATCTTACATTATCACAATCCACCCAACGCTGTTCAGCGCCAACAGATGTATTTTGTTTGTCGATTCCTGGAAAGAATTGAAAATCAAGTAGAGCCACGTGTTAGCTCCTATATTTTGTCTTTGTATACCCAGCCTCTCGTTGCATTAACATACACCAAGG